CCACTGCTGCTGAGAAAGCACCATTCCGTTATTGGAGCTTTCTGGGTGTACATAGTCCCAATTGGGAACTATGCGACGCCTCGTGCGATACAATTTTAGGTCATGCCTGACCATGATTGTAAAGCTAACCAATTCACCAAACAAAAAAGAGCAATACAACCCAGCAGGGTTGAAATCAATCTTCTTTGTCCAACCAACGGGAGTACGGATACTCCCTTCACCGATCCTAATAGAGAGAGGACGCCTACCCCATGCTTTATAGGCATAGGATAAGTTCCGATCAAAACTAGGCTTGATGAAGAATGAGTGAGTGCGGATACCAGCATCTAACGATTCAGACAATGGTACAAAGTTGCGAATCTTTGGAGCCAGAGAATGGATCAATAGATGAACGGCATTCCTAAGAGGAATACCAGTATACGCAGTCCACTCGTTTAGCTGGTTGATGGTGACCAAGATGTCAAATGGTGAATCTAGTCTTTTCACAAAGACTGGACGGACCGGTTGGCCAAAAAACCAATCGGCACCACAAGACTCTCGGAACGGTCCTTCACTAAAGGACTTTAAAGGGTTGGGAATAAAGTTGAGCGAGCTGAGGAGACGAACGACGGTGCGGTAGCAAAAACTATCGCAGACGAGATCGTCGCCGAAGCAGGTCCAAATAAATTTCCGACCATACTGTCTTTCGTAAATACTAGAGACAGACTTTAAAAGTGCAGAAAATATGATTGTCTGCAAGGGAAAAGTAAAACCATTTCCCATTGTAGAAATCATAAACAAGGGAACCTCAACGCCATCCCTCTGGACTGTACGAGAACGCAAAACCAAAAGTAGTTCAAAGAACCACTTAGGGAAAAGCATCTCGCATAATCTAAGAGAGATAGAATCAGAGGCGGAACTAAGGTCGATAGTTGAAAGACTACCATCCTTAGAACCAATCCTTGCGAGTGCACGGTTGATATTAGGTTGAGTCCTAAGGTCAATTCCAAAGAATGACCGCAGACGTGACTCTAATATCTGTGCCAAGCCAAGCTGATAATAAATATTCAGCGAAGGCTCGATACAAATCATGCGACTCGTTGCACTCGTTTTTGG